AAATTACATTTACCGGTTCATTAAATCCAGGTTTTGAGGATGGTGATGCACAACAGGCATTATCCGTAACTTCATCTGGAGACTATGGATCCCTTACATATAACAGCGGTACCGGTTTATTTACTCATGTTGGAGTTAACGACTCTGACATTCGAGGATCTATCTCTGCAGCGGGCGATCTTGTTTATGACCAAACCACTGGTCAAATAAGTTATTCAAAAAGAACAGACGCAGATATCAGATCTCTATTTAGCGGATCTAACGATGTAACATACGATCCTAATACTGGTAGCATTGATGTAAACGTAGGACCGCACTATGGAGATAGCGATGCTCGTAATGTTTTCTCTGTTAATTTTATCGGTGATACTGCTTTCGATTCTAGCCCATATGGTGGGGCTTCTTATAATGCTAGTACCGGTCTACTTACTATTAGTGGTACTACTGATTCGAACATTCGGAACTCCTTAACTGTACAAGACTCTGGCGGTTTAGGATCCCTTACATATAACACTAAACAAGGTAGAATAGTCTACACTGGTCCAAGTGTTGCAGATGTTGCAGGAACACTCTCTGCAAATCTAGATCCGTTGTCTATGGGTTTCTTTAACCTTGATTCTAATACCGGACAATTTACTTTTAGATTAGAAGACGATAGTGTACGATCACTTTTCAGTGTTGTATCTGATGATGAAGGTGGAACAAGCCTAACATATGATTCTGCTACTGGCCAATTTGTATATAGCGGGCCAAGCGATTTAGACCTAAAAGGCAAAATTAGTGCTGTAGATGCCGGTGGTGATGGATCATTCTCATACCATGAATCTTCAGGCGTCTTTACATATACTGGTCCAAGCCCGGCTGAAGCAAGAGCGCATTTCAATGCTGGCTTAGGAATAGATTATAATGAAGCTAGTGGTACATTTAGATTAGATAGTTCTGCTAACATTGTTACAGGTAGTATTGTTACAGGAAATTTAACTGTAAACGATTCAGCTACCTTTAATAATGGTATTACATTAGCTGGTGGTGGAATAACAACTAACACAGTAAGTGGCGGTGATTCCTTTACTGATCTTAACCTTACTGGTAATATTAAGTTAAGCGGCGAACGCGTTTTAATTGATACGCCATTCTTCCATACTACTGATAATAGAATTATCTTTTCAGTAGATGATAGTAATCTCGATAATCTAAATGGTGGCGGTTTTATTCTTGGTGGTGGCAGCAACATTAAGCTAATGTTGTATGATAAAACGACAGATCAATTTGAACTTAACACCGGATTATCAGTTGCTGGCAATTTAACTGGGCCGACCGTTGATTCTATTAATAAGCGGATAGATGAACTACCTGACTCGGCCCAAATGAAAGGCATTTTGTCTGCTGGTCCTGGTTTATCATATGACAATACTAACGGAATATATCGAATTATATCTTCTGGCGTAACAGCTGGAACATATGGTGATGCGACAAATGTTTCTCAGCTTACAGTAGACTCATTAGGAATTGTTACTGGAGCAGTTGATGTTCCTATATCAACAGTTAATGATTTTACATATGATTCCGCCACTGGTAATCTTAAGATTACAACTGCTACTGATAGTTTTAATGTTGGAATTACATTAGATCCATTTACTACAAATAATCTTGTAGAAGGTCCTAATAATCTATATTACACTCGTGCACGATTTGATAGTGCATTAGATGATAGCACGTCTGAGACAAGAATACGTCAATATTTTAGAACAGATCTTGCATCTGATTCATCTCGTCAACAAGTAAGAAAATATATTAACGTTGGGCCTAGTCTGTCATATGACTCGGCAACTGGTAAGCTAACAACTAACCAAGCGCTTGACTCAAATAGTAACGTACGCTTTAATAATATTGTTCAGACCGGGCAGTTACAAGGTCCAGCAGAGTTCATAATCGATCCAGCGGCTATCGGTGATAATACCGGTACAGTTAAGATCCTTGGTAACCTTCAGGTTGAAGGTGTACAAACGATTATTAATTCTACTACGGTTTCTGTCAATGACAAAAACATTATATTGGGTGACTCAGCAGCCGATTCATCTGCGCTACATGGAGCAGGAATTACGCTAGGCGGAACAAACATTGTAGACAAACCATCGTTTACATATTCTCATGCCGGCCAAAGATTTGTATTTAATCGTAACATTCAAGCTGATAGTTTTTATGGTGACGTAACAGGCAATGTGACAGGTGACGTAGTTGGTAATCTTACTGGCAACGTAACTGGTCAAGTATCTGATATATCAAATCATAACACAGATAGTCTTGCTGAAGGTTCTACAAATCTCTACTTTACAACTCAACGTGCAAGAAATTCTCTTTCGGTTGTTGACGCTGGTGGTGACGGAAGCTTTGTTTATGATTCATCAGCTGGACAGTTTACTTATACTGGACCTAGCCCAACAGAAGCAAGAGCTCATTTTCAGGTAAATGATACTGGAGGAGATGGATCATTAGCATACGATTCTGCTAGTGGTACATTTACTTACACAGGTCCATCCGAAACCGAATGGTACCAGCATTTTAAAGATAATGCGGATAGTTTCGGTGATCTTACTTTTGATTCGACATACGGATCAAAGGGTGGATTTTTATTAGATAATCGTCACATATTAAATAGAGATGAAGTTTACGCAGACTCATTTATTAATAACCAAGAATATTTCCTAATGTATAGTGGTACAACCGGTGGTAGATTAGTGAAAGTTAGAGGTGACACGCTTGCAAGTAAGATAGGCGGTGGCGGCGGAGGCGGTGCTGGTGGCGGTCTTTTAAGTTACGTTAATTTGTAAGTTGCAAATCAAATTTATATAAATAAACAATAAATATCACAAAGTTTAGGTAACATGGCAGCATCATTTCAAACCAGTTTCGTTAAGAACGTAGGAAGCACAGAGGTAACTCTTTACACTGCTCCTGGCGGTCTAACTGGTAGGCATCTTATTGTTAGTCTTGTAACGACTAACATATACGGATCCGCTTTACCTATTACGGCTAAACTAATAAGAGGTTCTGATACCGTTTATATGGCATATAATAAAAGAATTCTGCCAAATGACACTGTTGATTTGTTAATAAATAACTCAAAGATTATGATTGAAGAAAATGACGAAATTAAAGTATCAGCTCCAGTCGATGATGCATTCAGTATTATCATGACAGTGGTAGAGGAAGTTGAAACATGAGTTATGGTCACGATAACGAAGGCGGCGTTTATACGGGAACTTCATTCTCAGATAAAACATCTTATGGTTTTCAGCTTGATAGTGTTGGACATTTGAATGTGGAAGTTATTCGTCCACAAGATAGTGACACAGTAAAACTACCGTCTGCAAACCATACTGCATATTCTTCATATGTAGATTCAACAGCAACGGATTCAAACGTAACTTTTATGCATCCTGACGATTACAAAGCACATTTTTGGTCAGTAGATGCAATTACATTTAGATTTAATAACAGTACCGGCCATATCGAAATGGTCGTGTACTAGATGGAGACATTAGTCCTATGGCAACAATAATTGATTTAGGTAAAATCAGATTCGAATATCAAGGAGCATATAGCGGCTCTAAGGTATACGAATGGAACGATGTAGTCAAATACGGTGGTAACGTATATGTCTATAAGTATGGAACTGCGACATCAGGTAATGTACCAACCAATGCTACGTATTGGGATCTAATGATGGAAGGCTTCAATTTTGAAGGAGTCTATGATGCAGCTGCAACTTATAATATCGGAGACGGTTTCTCATATGGTGGTATTGTTTACGTTGTTACTGCAAACACCGTAACAGGTCAAACTCCTCCAAATGCTTCATACTATTCAAAATTTGTTGATGGTTTACAATATGAAGGTTCTTGGAGCAATGCTACAGCTTATCAATTGTCAGACATCGTTACTCACGGTGGTAGTTCTTATGTTGCCAAAAGAGATACTACTAATGAGATACCGAGCGCAGTTGATTCTGCTTGGGATATATTTGCTTCTGGTCTTCAGATTGAAGGAACCTATGGCGGCGGTACTCAATATCAGAAAGACGATATTGTAACTTATGGCGGTACAACTTATAAAGCTCTTCAAGATACAATAGGAACAGCTCCTTCTGCAGGCGCGCCTGTTTGGGAACAATTTGTCGCCGGCTTTGATTTAAAAGATTCGTTTGACAGTGCTTCATCATATGTAAAGAATGACATTGTAAAATTTGGTGGAAATCTATTTAGAGCAAAAGGCGATATTGCTGGTACTCATCCGATAGATACCATTTATTGGGAACCATTTTTAGATGGATTCTCATTTATAGGAAATTACGATGCTACTAGAAAATATTATCCAGGTGAAGTAGTTCTTGCTGGTGGTCAACTTTATGTTGCCTTGTTAGCTTCTACAGGTTCTACCCCATCCGCTACGCCGACTGCATGGCGCCTATTAATTGATAGTGTTAGTAATGGTGGAACATGGGCGACAGCGCAAACTTATTTGCCTGGCACGTTGGTAAAATACGGTGGTACAACATATATCGTAGAACAAGCTCACACTTCAGGAACTTTTGCAACCGACTTAAGTTCAAGTAAAATTGTAGCGTTTGCTGAAGGTGTTCGAAATAGAGGAACTTGGGGACAATCCACCCTTTATGTCGTGAACGATATTATTCAATCTGGTACATCATCGTACATTGCACAAAATACTCATACGTCGACGTCTAACTTTGCTAATGATGAGTCAGACGGTAGATGGACAGTCTTTGCTGCTGGTGGTTCAGGAGCTCTTCCTACAATTACTGCGGCCGATGTTGGCAAATCAATTACTGTTAAAAATGACGCGTCAGGCTTTTTGTTAGACTATACTGATAACTCACCAAATACTTTTTATATATCTCCGGATGGAATCGATAGTGCGTCTTCAGGAGTATCAAAACAAAAACCATTTGCATCTGTACGTTATGCAATGGATCACATTACTGCAAATAAAAATGTAGATTCAACTGCGGTGGTTCATATTGCCGAAGGAGCTTACGAAGAACAGCTTCCTATTACAATTCCAACAAATGTTACTGTGATGGGCGCTGGCCAACGTAACTGCTTTATTAAACCACAAGCTGGCGATGAACAAAAAACCATGTTCTTATTGAACAATGGTGTCTTAATGAAAGAAGTTGTTTTATCTGGACTAACTGGATTTATTCCAGATTCTAATGGACCAGATCACATTGAAACAGCTACAGTCGGTGGTGTATTTTTACGACTAGATCCAGCTGCGGTAATTACAAAATCTCCTTATATCAAAGAATGTTCTGCCTTTTCAACCGGAGGTATTGGAGCAATTGTTGATGGTGGTTTGAATAACGATGCAAATAACAATGGATCAATGGTATTCCACACATATACACAAATACACGATGGTGGTGTTGGTTTCTGGGTACGAAGAAATGGTAAAGCTGAAATCGTATCTTGTTTTACTTACTATTGCGATTTCGGATATGCAACATCAGACGGTGGATTTATTAGGGCGCTGAACGGCAACAACTCTTACGGTCGTTATGGCGCTGTTTCATATGGATTTGATTCTACAGAAACAACAAATAACGGTACTGTTCGTGGTTACAGCTTAGATTATAAAGACGGTACAAATATTGGTGGCGATTTCCAAGGAATCGTTCAATCACCTGATCGTCTAAAACAGGTTTCTTATGTAAATCGTACTAGCCCAATACGTATTGGTACAAAAACTCCTCACGGAATGGAAGACGGACGTCTTGTTAGAATTGATCCAATACTTCCAGCTTCTTGGGCAGCATTCGATGAAACTACAAAATATTATGCAGACGTAATTGATTCAAATAATTTCGATCTCTATACTAACTCTGCATTATCAAATCCAGCGGATGGTACTTCGATTGGCGGAAGATCTGTAACACAAGTTTCAATAACTGACATTACTAGATCAAACCCAATGACTGCTACTGTTGCTTCGCACTCATTTGATAGCTGGGATTTACTACGAATTCAAAACGTTGGTGGTATGACTCAGGTTAACAATAGACACTTTAGCGTCTTTGGAAATACTGCTTCGACTATTGACTTAAGAGACGCGGATCACAGTCACATTGTAATGGCAAAATCTGGTGGCGATTATACACTAACTGGTTCAATGGCAGGCGTTAGCCATTCTGCAGCAGCTGATCCTGCGGTAACCATGTATCGTGGTTCTAAATATTTGTTTGATGTTGATTCATCGGTAAGCGATGCTTTCTACTTAACGACTCAAGATTCTACAAGTTGGGGTGCGTCATCATTTAGCGGTGAATATACGACAGGTGTTAGAAACTCAAGAGCAACTGCTGGCGGTAGATTGGTTATCCTAGTTGATAGCTCAGCTCCATCTGCGTTGTATTATGCAAACAGTGGTACGAATAGTATGCACGGTGCGATTACAGTTCAAGATCCGCCAAACACAAATGCTACATCATATTCCGTATATACTTCTGGTGGTACATTAAGGCTTATAGACTCTGGAGATGATCTTGACTCAGCACAAATCTTTGCTGTTGGTGCACGAGCCGATGTTATTGATCATCAGCCTGGAGCAAATAAATTAATAATTGATAACATTATTGGAACAGGATTTATTGGTGGTGATTCTATATCAGACAGTGCTGGAATTGTAACTGCTATTTTGGCAGATAGCGATCCCGCTCATGATCAATATGGTTTTACTATGGCATTTACTGGTTTCTCAACATATAAGCCAAAAGCCGGTGGTTCATTACAATTTGAAGCTAACCTAGGTGACTCTGGATACGATTCAATTGGAAGTTATGTGATTCAAACAGTATCTTCTTATGACTCAGCGACCGGTAATGCTATCTTTGTATTCTCACAGGAAAAATTAGAGCAGAGACCAGCTCCAAAAGGACAACAAGTAAAAATCAGATATAACTATTCACAAGCAAGGCTTACTGGCCATGACTTCTTGAATATCGGTACTGGTAACAAAACGCAGACAAATTATCCTGGAGATCCAAACCAACCTCCTGCGCAAGCTAACGAAGTGGTTGAATTGGCTCAAGGCCGCGTTTACTACGTATCTACTGACCAATCTGGTAACTTTAGAGTTGGTAATTATTTTAGGATTGATCAGGCGACTGGTCGAGCAACATTGGATGCATCTGCATTTGACCTTTCAGGTTTGACATCATTGCGGCTTGGTTCGATTGGTGCTCAGCTAGGTGCTTCTATTAACGAATTCTCAACGGACGGCACATTGTCTGGTAACTCAAACTTTGCCGTACCTACAGAACAAGCAGTTAGAACTTTTGTCGAAGCTAAATTAGAAGGAGCATCTTCATTGTCCTTACCTGCTAACGCTAAGTCCGGTGCATTAGCAACAGAGCTATTCATGGGATTTGATATTAAAGACTTAAACAAAAACGATGGTAAAAATCTTAAATAAATAGAGATAACCAGATAAAAGGAAATTAAAAAATGGCAAGCATTGATACAGTAAGAAATGCTCTTCTTGATAAGATCAATACGTCTATTGTTTCTGCAACACCAGAGCAATTAGCGTATCTTACAAAAGCAGCAAATGGTATCGAACAATCAACTACATGGTCAACTGATGCGGTAGATTTTAACGCAGATAGTTACGGTGGTCACTTTGTAAATACGACTTCGGCAGCAGTAACTGCAAGTCTACCTTCAGTAGGCGGTAACACAGCCGGTGACGGTAAAATTACTTTTGTTGACTTAGCTCAAAACTTTGCAACAAATAACTTTACTATTTCTCCGGCAACTGGTGAAAAAATTCTTGGACAAGATAGTGACATCCTTATTAATACTCAAGGTATTGCTGTACAGATTGTATGGTCTGGTGATACTTATGGATGGCAGTTTGTCGTACAAGGATAAATAGAAGAAAACCTAGGAATACACTATGACAAAAAATTTAACTCAGTTCGTAAAAAGTTTAGGCGGAGGTGGCAGCGCGGCTGAATTTATGCCGCCTGATACCGCAGACTCTTATATTTTTGATGCGACGTCATATAGCTTGAATGAATGTTCCTGTCAGTATGGTCAACAGGTCCACTCTTGGTGTGTTCCTCCTGGTATTTCTCAAGCTTCTTTTCATATTTGGGGCGCAGGAGGACCTGGCGCGCCCCTTGGCCAATGTGGTGTCGGTGTTCCAAGTGGATCTGGTGCGTATGCTTTTAAGACAGTTAGCGTGACGCCAGGAGAATGCTATAATATGGTTGTAGGGCACATGTGGTGTTGTTGTTCTGATGTTGCAAATACTGCGGTATGGAAAACAACTCCGGTTCAAAACGATGGCGGAAATTGGGCTGGTTACGGAAAAACTTATGTTACTGGTACAGGTTTAACAAACTTTTGCGCCGAGGGCGGATTTTCTGGAAATTTCGCTTGTTGTGATTTAACAGACTTTGCTACTACATTATTTGATAGTTCTGAGGCTTATTACGGCCAATCTCCAAATGACTCTGCAGGTGGTCCTTATAGAGCTTGCTATTATGGAGCAGATGGCGGATTAAGAGGAAGAAAAGGTTATATCAATCCAAACGGCCTTGGTCCGGATCAACTTTGTAATTTTAGAGCATGGGTTCCACTACCAAATTGTAGCGTTTATGGCAAGTGCGGCGGTCACGCTTATCATGCTGCATGTTGTAATCAACACAATCCGCACGACAACTGGCGCCATTTTGCGGAGAATGTAGAGCAAGGCTATTGCGGTAATACTCAATCAATGCAAAACAATTGGGATTATGCTGGAGCGGGATCAGGAATTGGAACAACATGTGGCGGAAATTGTTACTGTGGTGGTCGAGCTGGCGCAGGTAAAGCCAGAGTAATATTTAGGTAGGAGTTAACATGGCTAAGAATATAACAACCTTTGCTCCTGGTATGTCAGGTTCCCAGACAATCGGACTGAATCAATGGTACAATGAAATACTTATGCCTGGTCAAGGCCAAACGCACAAATGCGGGCCTCGTAATGGGGAACAGGGGCAAAATAATCAAGTATGGAAAATTCCCTTTAACACAGGTAAAGATGGCGCCAACGCCGGAAAAAAAGCAACCCAAGTAAAAATGTGGTTAGTTAATCCAGGCTCTCAAGGAGCTGGAATGAATTGTTGCGGTTGGGGTCCTCCTGGAGCTAGCGGGGCAAAGGCAGTATTTGATTTAGTGACTAGTGATGTCATGAGCACGATCGACGAAACGTCTGGAACCGGATGTTATCACATTTGTACACCAAACGGCGGTTGTTGCGTTGCCGACGCTGGCGGTCAGCAAAGCTGTAGATGGCGAATCTATAATCACGATAGTGCTAAAACACTTTTTGCATTTACTACTGCGACATGTGCGTGTAGTATTTGCAACTACTATAACAATAGCGTATGCAATGAAGTATGTTATGTGTCTGGTGGCGGAACTCGTCAATGGGACGGCTGTTGCACCAATTCAAGTATGGATGCATATTACTGTAAACCAGAAGCTTTCTGTCATGTGGCTGATTCAAAGTATATCCAGGCTGACTCTGACATAAATATATTTAAACAACAAGGTGGCTTTGGGATTGCTTCTTGCTGCTTTGACAACGCTTACGCTAAGAAAATGGTGACGCCAGTTAACAGCTGGTGTACGACAAAAGCTCATTATATATCAGTTGGCGGCCTTGGCAGGGATTGCAACAACCATGGTGGTACTCTAAACTGTAATTTTATGAAAATATGGGGTGGCGGCCAAGTGACGTACTCCCTGGGTGGAATATGTGCTGGCGGAATACCTGGTCAAACAGCTATTGCCGGCGGTGGGAACTGTTATTGCGGCGGTCATGGCGGGCCCGGATACTATATGATGTGGTATAAATAGTGCTAAGATTGGATAATATTAATGGCTAAAAATTTAAAAACTTTAATCAACTTAGCGCCTAGCAAAGCAGAACCCATTACTGGATCTGTACAGTGGTTTCATCAGCAAATGACCAATAACGGTTGTGCTTGGATGTGTGGTCAACATGGTAATGCAGACAACGGTGGTGGAGGTAGGGCAGACTGGGTAGTTCCAGCTGGAGTAACAACAGCCACTTTCCACCTTTGGGGAGCCGGTGGCAGTGGTGCTGCAGGGTATTGTTGTACACAAGGTATTAACGGTGCTTCCGGAGCATATGCAAAGAAAAAGATAAGCGTATCAGCTGGACAAAGATTTGTCTTATGTACAGGAAGCGTGGGTGAAAGAAACTGTATTAATTCCGGAGTTAATCGCTGCTGGGATGCATGCGCGCAGGCCACACCCGCACCAATAACACCTGCTGATGATACAGGTGGTTGGGATCCAAGTGGCGCAGCTTGTTCAGTTATAGGCGGTTGTAGAGGTAGTAAGGTTTATGTTCTCGGACCAAACCTAACAAACCTCTGCGCTGAAGGCGGCGCGGGCGGTATTGGTGCGTGGCGTGGATTAATGGACGATTTTCCGCGGGAACAAAGGCCAGGGCCTAGTGGTCAAAACGGCGGTAAGGGCCAATGCCATTGCTGTAACTCATATGTTTGTGCATGTGACTACTTAGGTAGGGATCCAGATGATAGTGACGGTTCTAGATTTAGAGCAGCTTGCTATTATGGAGCAGATTACGGTGCTAGAGGACTTTTTGCAAAAGGTAAACATAGCTGTTGCGGACGATTCAATCAGAGTAATTGTTATCATGCTGGCTATATTAATTATTTAAGTTTTCCTGCAGGCAAATGGTGGATGGGCAATACTATTTCAACTGGATGGGGGTTTTGGGCAGGTTCTCATGCACAGAACTGTACGGATAATGACTGGGGTTCTTTTGGTCCACATGGTACCGCAAGACGACAGCATACAGCAGGCAATGTTATAGCAAATAATAACTTTGATAACGGCCACATGATGATGGGTGTAGGTGGTCTTACAGCTTGGACTTGCGGTGGAACATGCTGCTGTGGTGGTTCAGGCGGTGGTGGTGCCATTGTCGTTAATTACGAATAGGATAAAAAAATATGGCTAAGAATATAACAACATTCGTAAAAAGCATTGGCGCTAACAGAGTTTCTGCGCAGGTAAGAGAAATAACTCGCTGCTATTGGGATTTTGTACCTAGAAATACATTTCACGATGACCGATCATGCGTTAACTTTCACCACGAACCTTTCTTCTGTGTACCATCTGGCATTTGTTGCATGAAATTTGAAATATGGGGAGCTGGTGGAAGACCTACAGGTGGATGTAATTGTATGCACTCTCCTCCATCAGGATCAGGCGCATATGCTACAAAAACGATCACTGTTACCCCATCAGAATGTTATAGAATACACGTAGGTTGGAATTACTGCTGTAGTCCACCACAAAACGGAAGTGACACAGTTTATTCTGACTATTGTAGCCAAACTAATAAACATACGTGGATTACAGGAACTGGCCTAGTAAACTTTTGTGCTGAACAAGGTTGTTCTGCTAGGTCGTGTTGTTGCAATACTGCGACGTGGGCAACTAATTGTGCTAAATATCAGAATGACAGCGATGGTGCTGGAGGTAGATTCTTTGGGGCAGATTTTGGTGTTAGAGGAAAAATTGGGTTCTTAGAATTAAGAGATTCATCTTCTGATCCAACAGATTATTTTAATTATCGTCAGTGGATTCCTTTTCCCGGAGGCATGATTAATAAATATGGTGGTCATATGATGGCTGGCCTGTATCACGATGGTATGGATAATGTATGTTGTACAAACGATCATGCGGATGGCCAGATGGGCAGGTTTTTTGGGCTTGAGCAGTCAAATCCTAGAGGTTCTGGAAGATACGCCGGATGGGGAATGGCAGGCGTGCCATTTTGTGGCGGTAGTCAAGCCTGTGGTGCCTACATGAATAGTGGAAGAGTTAGAATTAGCTATTCCTGCGCAAACACGTTTGTAGATGAGGATTAATAGATATGGCTAAAAATATAACAAACTTTATTCCTGGCCTGTTCACGGCAAGTACCTCACTAACGTACAAAGAGATTAGGTATAAAAGTGGCCATGGCGAAGACAGAAATGGTTGCTGTGGCGCGCAAGAATATGGTTCTTATTTACACTACGTAGATAGAGATCATACTCCTTGTCATGAATCCAATAATCGCCGCGTCATGAAAAAAACAGTTAACAAAACCTTTGGAACTGAGATATTTTTTATGACATCTTCTGGTTCTACCGGGGGTGGATGCTGTTGCGCCGGAAGTGCTGCAGGGAGATCTGGACATTCATTTAAGATAAGCCCTAGGTGGAGTAACAACGAAAACGACAGTGATGGACTTCGACTGTGTATTCCTCAATCTAATGGCTGTTGCTATCCTGATCTAAACGCTGGAGCCTGTAGTAGGCCTTTCTATATATGTGTAGGCGGAGGTAGCGGCGTTATAACGGGCACTCATCCAGTTACAGGCACCGGCACTTCAGGTCAGCCAGGAGTTTTTTGTGGAAGAATGGATGGAGCATGTGGCGCTTCAGGAACTTGCAACTGGCAATTCCAGAACTGCTGTAACTATGGGGCGCTTAATAGCGATGGAGGGTTTAGACACCCTTGCTGTACTATACCGGACACCGGTATAACTAGTTGCTATACAACCAATAAGACTGCTGATGAATTACCATTTGCTGCTTGTGACGCTGGTTATGATTGTTGCCGATGCGCCATGGTTGTAGGTGGAAGCTTTGAAGCTGGAAGCTGTATTAATCGGGCTGACAGCGGAATGTGCGGTAGAATAAACTTTTCAGGTTCTTCAATATATAAGAGCCAGCTATTTAGATCTGGCATGGTTAGCGCGCACTCTCATACGATATGCGAAATGCAAATGGGCGGTTTTGTACATAGATGTAATCAAAGTTGTTTATATGGCTTTAATAATAATACTACAAACTACTGGGGAGCAGGCCTGGCTACAGCTGGAGGCTATGCTTGCGGTGGGCCTTGCTGCTGCGGTGGACCTGCTGCAGGTGGCGTAGTCAGGATAATTTATGATGACGGAAATCCGGAATAGGTAAAATAACATGGCTAAAAATTTAAATTCATTCTTAGGACAGTACAGCTCAGTAGTAGTGAATACTGATATAAAAGAAAACGAAAAATGCGACATATTCTGGTCTATTCAAAGCGCAAGAGGTGCGCAAGGGATAACGCAATCTTTATGTGAAACCAATAATCAAACGCGCTTTGGAGGAGTTAACTCACCTGGCGTATTTAAATGGAATTGGATAGTTCCTGCAGGAGTAAATACCGCTACTTTTCACATTTGGGGTGGTGGCGGATCCGGCGCGCCTGCGCACTGTTGTATGAGTGGAGTCCCTGGTGGATCTGGTGCATATGCTTTTAAGACAGTTAATGTTACGCCAGGAGAATGCTATACCGCATGTTATGAAGGCGCGGAGAGATATTGTTGTACAAATGTAGATTCACAAGCATCTGCCACTCAGGATAACGCATGCCCCTGGTTAATGTATGGTCTAAGAGGTATGAAAACATATGTTAATGGAACAGGTTTAACAAACTTTTGCGCTGAAGGTGGTAATCCTGGAGTTACTCGATGCGGATGGTCTTGGGGACAAGATCCACAAAATGATCCAACTAATCCGTTCCCCGGAAGCGATTGCTGTCAGATGTGGAAAATATGTCATATAACAAGACGCAGAACCATTGACAGTGATAACGACAGATACGCTGTAGGAAAATACTATGGAGCCGATGGCGGGGCAAGAGGCATGTATGGATGTCATAGCATCAGCTGCTGCAACAGTCGTGATATGGATGCAAGCCGCTGTGGCGATAGAGAAGTAGTACCATATCCCGGAGGACTTACTCCAAATACATGGGCGCCGTTTGGCGATATGGAATTGGCTTCTATTAATGGAGGAGTAGTACATCTTCAGCAGTGCGGTGTAATTGCAGGCGTGCACGGGAGCTATCAGCAGCATAATCTTTCAAATATTTTAGGTTATATGTGCTCGGAGCACATGGGTGGAAAAATTGGTGTAGGTGGTTTGTCCGCCCACACATGCGGTGGTACCTGTTGTTGCGGTGCACCAGGTGGTATACCATATTTAAGAATTGAATATAGCTAATAAGGAAACAAAATGTCAAAAGTAACAAAGACCTTTACATTTAAGGTCCCTGATGACTATACGCTACAAGAGGCAGCAAATGATTCCTCAGTTAGCTTTACTTATCACGGGCCTCATTACTTAAAGGTAGAATTAAAACCAGATAATAAAATTTCGTCTGTCGAAGATACAACATTAGAACTATGGACAGAAGAAAACGCTCAAAATGATAATACAAATGCCGTATTAGTAAACGCAGTGGCTCAACCGCTAGAAGCGTCTATTATGTGGGCAATGAAAGATTCTGATATTGCAGATCTACCACAAAGAGTAAAGACTGGTCCGGATGGAGCACAATATTCTAATCCATGGCCGCTGCCTCCGCATAAGGCTTATGAAAAGTGGGATATGGCCTGGGATCAAAGTACTATGTCTTGGTCTAAACCGTGGCATAAGCCATGGATAACTTGGAATGATATAGACGCACAAGCGAATGCGGTTGCGGCTAAAGCTTCAGCATGGTTAGATGCAGATTCAGCCGGAGATAGCGATCTAACAGCGGCTTGGACTACAATCAGAGATGAAGCTGCTGGTAAAGTTAATGCCTGGTCATCTGCAGGATTTATGCCTCACGAAGTTGTATTTAGATTAACTCCGGAAGATTCTGATACTCAAGTTGAGCTTGCTAATAGACCTGATCCCGATTCAGCATAATAGGCAGATAAAAAAATAAAGAGAGCCTCGAGAAGGGGCTCTCTAAAACACGTATATATAAACTACATGATGATTATTAATCATTATTTTATAATTTATTCTTGTGAGGTGCTAAATGACAAGATCAACAGCGTTCTTCGTGAACGGCGGAGCAGGCCGAATGGTATGCTCAATTCCAGCTTTCGAAAAATATGAAAAAGAAAATCCTGACGACGATTTTATTATCGTCTGTGAAGGTGGTATGGACATGTATAAAGGCCATCCCACGTTGCATCGTCGTGCCTTTGATAATTGGCACAAAGGATTATTTAATGATAAAATTAAAGATAGAAATTGCATAACTACTGAACCCTATAGGGTTTGGGAATATTATAATCAACAGGCAAATCTTCCTGCAGCATTTGATATTCAAATCAATAATAAAGGTATAAGAGACTTACCTGATCCAGCTTTGTATTTAGGAATTGATGAGAAGATTCAAGGCCAAGATATTATTGACGAAGTAAGAGAAAAAACACAAAAACAAAAAGTAATTGTATTTCAGCCATATGGCCGTGGTACTCAGCCTATGGGAACCAAAGGCCAACAACTTGTCGATGTTGGAGGTAGGTCTTTTTCAGATCAAGATGCCTTGAAGATTATGAAGAAACTTCAAAGGAAGTATGCTATTGTGCTTATGTCAGAATTTGCGACTGATATGAGTAAATGGGGTTTAGCTGATCCGGTTGCTCAACCAGAAAATTGCCCTTTAAGAGTATGGGCTGCAGCAATCGACGCGGCGGACGGATTTTTAGGATGCGACTCTGTAGGTCAACACTTTGCGTATTCTCTAAAAACCCCGGCGGTAACCGTTTTAGGTGCTACGTTCCAAGAGAATGTAAGTTACCCTGATAATGATATTTTTCAGGTATTAGATCTTGGACACGGTCGTAGAAGATATGATCCTATTCGCATTTCTTTTGAAGAAGAGATTGGCAGATCTCATCAGGGCATTATGATGTTAGGTGATCAAGCCGTTGATGAAATATGTAAAGAAGTAGATACTATTGTCTCTAAAGGTATTAAATGATGGAAAAAGATATTTGGATTGCAGGCATAGCTCGTGGACATAACGGAGGCGTATGTCTATTAAAAAATGGAGAGATTGTTTTTTCTATAGAAGAAGAAAGACTTTCGCGAACTAAATACGATGGTGGACCTTACGCCGGTATTGTAAAAATTCTAGATTATACTAAAAAAATAGATTATCTTGTTATAGCACATACTCAGTCACTAGATGATACTGCTGGAAAAGTAGATTTTTCTAATGATGATGTGTATACTGGTTTGGCAAGAAAACTAGGACTTATTGATAATAGCGGATCAAGGTGGGGAGCTAAACACCCACAAGTAATTGATATGTCTACTATGCATCATAAACTACATGCTGCAGCTGCGTTTTATAGATCGCCTTTTGATACTGCCGTAGCATTGATTGTTGATGGAGCTGGTTCTGTAATGCCTGTTTCTGAACCAAATTCTGGAGTAAGTTTAGCGTTATGGGAATATGAATCTATTATTGAATGTTCATATCCATCTGACTTCAAAACTCTGTATAAACATTTAGGTTGCAGAGATCCACTAGTCGGCGCAAAAACTAAATTAGATAGTAGCTGGTTTGGTGAAGATGGCGAATATGAAGCAATGATTACAGATAGAGGTGGTATTACTAAAGCTTATGAAGCTGTTACAAGTTACTGTGGATGGCAACCAATTGAAGCTGGTAAGACTATGGGGCTATTTCCATATGGAAATAAAAATCCTAATATGGAAAATCTCTATGATCCTAAAGCGCCATTCCCTGGATCCTTTGATCGTAACATGTTTATACCTAACGTTCCTAATGGAGCATTTGTAAACGAAGGAATGTATCCTTTCTTTCAAGCCACACAGGATGAATGGAATATAGCTAAAGGAGACCATACTAAACTTCAGCAAAGACGTGACATGGCATATGCTATTCAAACACAGTCTCAAGCAGAAATGGTTAAGTTAATCCGTAAAGCTGTGGAAATGTCTGGAAATAATAACGTAGTTATTTCAGGAGGATACGGTTTAAACTGTGTTGCAAATTATCACTATCTTGAAGAATTAAAAGATGATGGAATTAATTTGTACGTTGAACCTATATCTAATGATGCTGGTACTGCTATGGGAGCTGCGCTAATGTATTGGCATGCTCGTACAGATGATCAGACTAACAGAAATTTAGACTCACTATATCTTGGTCCTGATTATGGTTATTCAACCAAAGACATTGAATCTGCAGTAGATGACTTTAATGGCAAAATAACTATTAAAGATGCAAAAGATAAAGACATTGTTAAATTAATGACTGACAAAAACATTGTCACAGTATATCAAGGGCGCTCGGAAAACGGTCCTAGGGCTTTAGGAAATCGTTCTATATTGTTCGATCCTACATTTGAAGACGGAAAAGATTACGTAAATCTTGTTAAAAACCGTGAATACTTTAGGCCTTTTGCTGGATCTATTCTAGCCGAAGATGTTCATGAATGGTTTGATCTTCGTGGTATGGATGAAACTCCTCACATGATGTATGCAGTAAACTGCCAACCTGGCATAGAGGAGAAAATTCCGGCTATTATTCACATTGACGGAACGTGCCGTATTCAAACAGTAACAGAAGAACAAAATCCTCTTTATTACCGTTTGATAAAAGAATTTAAAAAGAAAACCGGTGTTCCAATTGTGTTTAATACTAGCTTTAACTTAGGAGGCGATCCATTAGTTGAAACAATCGAAGATGCTTTACAGACATTAGCTAACTCTGATATTGAATACTTGTATTTACCAGAGCACGGAAAATTAGTAACGGTGTCAAACGATGATTAAATTTTTTAATCCCGAAAATAAACAATATGAATGTATTGTAGGTAATGCAATTTTACCAGAAAATCTTGCAAACTTTGAAAAATGGGTATCTGAAAATAGGAGTGAGGTTAAATCTGCTGAAGTAATTACAGACGTTGAAAACGAAAATAATAAAAAGTCTATTCGTGATTCGGCAATTGCTTGGATACAACACGATGAATTGACATCAGGGTTTTATGATAATATAACAAGAGTAGCATTAGATGTAAACAATCAAAAATTTAATTTTAATCTACAATATTTAGAAATGCTTCAATACGGAGAATATTCAGTAGATGGTCATTATGACTGGCATGCTGATGGTGTTTTAAGAAGTGATAATAATGACGCTAGAAAACTATCTTTTTCATTACTCATCTCGGATGACGATGAATATGAAGGTGGGGAACTAGAGTTTTACGGTCCCTCAGGAGTCTACAACTACAAACCTAAAAGGAATGAAGCTGTCTTCTTTCCATCATTTCTTCTTCACAGGGTAGCTCCTGTTACTAGTGGACTAAGAAAATCTGTGGTTGGTTGGATCCACGGACCTGATTTTGTGTAGCACCTCAAAATCAACTGGGCGGTCATTAATTTGACCGCCTTTTTTTATGGAAGAGCCTTAGCAAAATCTAAAAGATTATTATAAGTTTTTGTTTTCTTTTTTAATGGTCTATTAGAATAACTATTAAATTTCTTCTCATCTTCTGAAAATTTGCCAGTTTTTACAAGTATTGGTTTCAATTTTGCTTTGTCTGCCATCTTAGCATCAATTAATCTGTCACCTACATAATATCCGCCTTTAATAGGAACTTTAAATTCGTCACGCAATCTATAGAACATTAGCGGTTTTGGCTTTGACCATGGATCATCTTTAGAGTCAGATGCGTTATATAATATGCCATCAATACTTGGACAACCGGCTTCTCCAAATAAGTTTAGCATATAAGCATTCATTTCTTCAACCTGATCAATAGTTAATTCGTTTTTTGATATTCCAGGCTGATCAAATATGATAGCTAATTTATAACCTTTTGATCTAATCATCGATATTGCTTCAATAGATCCGGCTATCGGAACAAATTGATCAGTATTTTTTATATTGCCATTGCATTCAATTAAAACACCATCTCTATCAATCGCTATTAGTGGTTTTGAATATTTTTTATTTAATTGATTTCTATCTAGTATTTGATCTGGCGATCCCTGTTCTATATCTTTGACCTCAGATTCGCCCCACATATTATACATTGTCAATATAGTCCTCTACTTTAATAAAATCAATATTCACATATTTAGAAAGTTTTTCAATATTAGCTTGAGTAAATTCTTGATAGCTTCCTTTTAAACTTCCAGGCATTGGTATATAATTAATATTAACATTATGCTTTTTTGCGATTGCTTCGCCTATTGCCTGAAAAGAAACTGCGTGACCTGTTCCAACATTGAAGATACCTGATACATCGGCATCTATCATTTGCTCATGCACTTTGCATACGTCATCAACACAAATAAAATCTCTTAAATAATTTTCAGAATCATTAAATAGTTTAATTGATTCGTCAGTTAATGCTTCAGTATTAAACTTACTGATTGGTGAAGCTTGGTTTCCTTTTTGAGATTCCCAAGGACCGTACACATTAAAATATCTAAAACCCTGAATATTAATAGGTAAAGGCATTGAAATAGCTTCGAGTACAAATCTATCAATAAGATATTTAGACCATGCGTAACCATTCATAGGTCTGCAATCATCGGTTTCTCTAAATGTTTTACCATCGCCATAAACAGAAGCAGATGACGCATATTGTAAATCCACATTATGCTCTAAACATTGCACAATTAAATCAGTAGTAAACTCATAGTTTTTTTCCATAAGCTTTTCTGCATTGTATTCGGTCGTGCTACTAATAGCTCCGCAATGTATTACTAAATCTAAGTCTGGCGGTAATAGGAATTCGACAGTGTCACCCCACTCCCAACCTTGAACATTATGGCCTTTAGACTTAAAGTAGAGCCATAAGTTCTTCCCGATGAATCCTCGGTGTCCGGTTATTAATATATTCATAAATATCTTCCATAGCTTCATTAAAATCTTTAGGATTTATTACATAAGTTCCAGTTGTACTTACAGCTAGACCAGCCATTTTATTTGCTATTATAACAGCATCTTGTACTTCTAGGTTATTATATATCCCGTATGCGAGTGCGGCAGTGAAGGTATCTCCCGCTCCAGTTACATCAAACACTTCTTGCGCAGTTGCTTCGTAGTGTTCAATAGAATCTCCAACGTATAGAACTCCTTCTGGTCCTAATGTGACAATGAAATGGTCTATCTCCAATTCATGTCTTAGTCGTTGGGCTTCTGTCATTAAAGACTTACCGGTTGTTTTTCTTCCAATATAGTCTTCAAATTCCTTAAGATTTGGCTTTAGTATGAAAGCGCCTTTATACTTGTCTAGTGAGACCTTTGGGTCTACTATTGTCCTTTTAGATTTTTTAATGATCGCTTGTGGATCTTTAACTGTTCCTTTATTATAGTCTGACAATATGACTATATCAAATTGATTAGGTACAAAAAATTTATCTTGTACGTCGTTTTCCTCTATTACTTTTTCGGCATCAACCCTAGACATATAGTGGGAGCCAGAAAATATTCTTAATTTGTGTGGCATTTGATTGGTAATCATTAGATTACCACTCGCCTCTAACTCATTAAATATATATTCGCGTGATTCATCATAATATCCGTGCAATAATACATTAGGCGTCAATGACCTAATATTCATGTACACATTACCTGCTCCACCGAGAGAAATCTTCTTTTTTGTTAGATCTACAATTGGTACAGGAGCTTCAGGAGAGACTCTTTTGGTTTCTCCATACCAATACTCGTCTATTATTATATCACCTATCACATTAATCATTGTATAAATACCATTTTATTATCATCATGGAGTTATTTATGTCACTTAAAAAGTTGACTGATTCGATTCATAAAAAAGCTGAACAGACAAAATGGTCTCAGCTTCTAATTTCAGGAAATATGACTAACCATCAGTACGGTCAGTATTTATATAACCAGTTACAAATATATTCTGCTTTAGAAAGCAGAGCTGCTGAATTGCAAATATTTAACAATCACAAAATTATTAATAATATTAAACGAATTATTCCAATGGCTAAAGATTCAGCTTTCTTTAAATATGAAAGTGGATTAGAAAAATCTACTTTAGAATATATCGATTATTGTACTACTATGACTGAGCAGCAGGTTTTAGCACATATCTATGTTAGACATTTTGGAGATATGCACGGCGGCCAAATTATAAAACAGCACGTACCAGAACCTTCAGAAGAAACAGTTGGATCATGGACCGATAAAGATGGTAATGTGCCTTGGGGAAAAGGTAACGTGGGCTGGTGCGAAATGTATAACTTTAACGAAAAATATGAAACTATAAAATATATGAGATCGTTACTAAAAAACGAAATGGCCGATGAAGCAATATTTTGTTTTAAATTTGCAATAGATCTTTTTCACGATTTGGAAAAACGCTTTGATCTTTGAAAAGCTTATAGATACTAGTGAAAAAATGCGAGGACTTATAGAGTCTCTTGCTACTACTAAATATACACATAGCTTTCCGTGGCCTGCTCATACTTATTTGTCTCCTGACATTTGGCGTAGGGCCGACTTAGATATTATTGACGCACGAGAAGATCGAAAATTGTGGATGATGCATTTGTGCGTATATCCACATGTTAACGATCCGGCGCCTATTTACGGTTTTGATATTATTGCAGGACCAAATAAAGTAACCGGAGCCTTTCACGACTTTAGTCCTATTGATCCTAACAGTCATATATTATCACAATTCAAAAAGAATGTACACAGTTTTATTCCATCAAAGAAAAGAGAATTGCCTGATTGGGCAAAGGCTATATTCAGTGGTTCTATGGTTTCAGCTGGCAATGTCAGAGATCCTGATGAATTACAAGAGCTATTAGATCTTGCTGTCAATAACTTAGAATACTTTGTGCATAACATAGGACTAAGTACTAAAACAGATTATACAGATAAACATAATTGGTACGCAATAAACCAAAAGAAAAATCCACATACTCCAAGGGTTATGGAAAATATGGGAGTAGCTCCTGATGTTGTTAGGAGATATATAGACGAATGTTTATTTCCTGAGATAGACTAATACTGCGCCTTCGGCCGAACCAACGTCGCTTGGGTTTGGTGGAATGTATAGATTATCCCATAACTTATATGCTAGCTTTGGTATTGACTTATTAAATGCTACACCGCCACTTATAACTATATTACGACTATCTGTAGTTTCTCTTGCATGAAGTAAAACTTTAGTTATAAGCTGTTCGAAAATAATACGAGCTGCACTGGCTATTTCCTTTTTACCTTTACCCCACCACATTCCTCTTGCGCTACGGTGAAAATTAATTTTAAACTTAGGCATAGGTTCCCACTGTTTTATTATATCCTTTTCCATCTGTGATACTAATTGAGAAAATGGCGTATATGCCTGAGACAGTTGTTCAAACACTGCTTCATCTTGTTGCGCCTTTAAACCAAGTCGATCTGTCATAGCAGAATAGAATAATCCAATGCTATGAGGATACTTAGTTGATTTTATTTTTTTAAGCTTGCCGTCTTTAGCTTTCCATATAGATGTGCAATCAAATTCGCCTATACTATCGAATACAACTATTGTCGCATCTTTAAAACCGCTTTTATAAAAGGCAGCAGCATGAGATTCGTGATGACCGACATATTTCCATTTGCAGTTTATATTAAGATCTCGTAAGTATCTTTTAACATTATTTCTTTTAAAAGGATTTTTTTGTCCTGCCAGAAATTGTCTAATTGCTTTTAGATAAGGATTCTCATACCAAATAACTAAATCTGGTTTCCCGCTTTTCTTAGCTTCCTCTATACATTCTATTGTATGTCTTGGGCCTTTACCTGAAATAGTATTTACAAGTTTAAATACATTTCCTAAGTTATTGTCTTTAAAAATAGCTACAGACCAATCATGGCCGTTTTTTGACATACCCCATATTGTCATTTTTGACTATTGCCCTTTGCAATACGATAATTATCTTCTACTGAATCTGGGGTAGAAACTTCAATAATAGTTCCTTCTTCTAAACAAATAAGTTGATGAGGAAGCAACGGCTCGTTTCTCCATACATCGCCTGTCTCTAATCTTGATTTTTGTACCGATGCATCAGAAGTATCTATAGTGAGTAAATCAAATTTACCATCTAACACATACCAACTCTCATCTTTTTCTTTATGAAAGTGCATAGAGAAGCGTGCGCCTTTATTGAACTTCATAAGCTTTCCACAATACTTTTCATTAGTAGCCCAAATTAGTTCATGGCCCCAACCTTTTTCAACGAAGCCTTCAAGCCTAGTCATTACGAATCCTTTCAATAAATTCTGTAGTAGAATAACCTATAGTGTACGGTATAATTTTAACTCTGGCTAAATCATTGCCTATGACATTATCAGGCACATAATCACCGCCCTTTGTAATTATATCCGGTCTTATGTATTTAATTAGTTCATATGGAGTTGGCTCATCAAAAATATAAACTCGATCAACGAAGCTTAATGATTCTAGTGCAAACTTTCTATCTTCTTCTTTGTTTATTGGCCGATCTGAACCTTTTAGTTTTCGCACACTACTATCAGAATTAATTCCGACAATAAGTCTTTCTCCCCAAAAGGCAGATTCTTTTAAATATTCTAAGTGACCTCGATGTAAAATATCAAAGCAACCGTTTGTAAATACTGTTTTCATTATCTTATTATACCACACTTCTCAAATATTGTAAACCTTTATTATATAAATAGATACAAATTCTTTTAAAAGGACTTAATATGGCAGCTCCAGCATCAAGGCAAGGATTCATCGATTATTGTCTTCGTAGACTTGGCGATCCGGTTATTGAAATAAACGTGGATGACGACCAATTAGAAGAACGAGTAGACGATGCCCTGCAAATGTATCAAGAATTTCACTCTGATGCAACCGTAAAGACTTATCTAAAGCATCTAGTTACTGCAGATGACGTAACTAATGAATATATTCCTATTTCATCTAATATTATATATGTATCACGGCTCTTACCGACTAATTCTGCGTTTGGGTCATCTAGAAATTTCTTTGACATTAAATATCAGATGATGCTTAACGATATTGCTGACATGCAAAACTTTGCAGGAGATCTTGCGTATTATGAACAATTGCAGCAATACTTATCGCTTCTAGATTCTAAATTAAACGGACATCCTCAAGTAGAATTTGCACGCAGACAAGATAGACTATATATTCATGGAGCTTTTGCTGATAAAGAAATAAAAGCTGGAGAATATATTATTGCTGAAATATATCAAATAATAGATCCAGATACTCATACAAGTGTTTACGATGATATGTGGTTAAAAGAATACGCGACCGCTCTTATTAAACAACAATGGGGCGCAAATTTAATTAAGTTTGAAGGAATGCAATTGCCCGGAGGAGTTACGCTAAACGGTCGACAAATATTTGAAGACGCGTTAGGAGAAATACAGCAGCTAAGGGAACGAATTAGATTAGAGCATGAACTTCCCCCTAACTTTTTTGTAGGTTAATATGGCACGCAATATTTATTTTTCAGAAGCTGTACGTTCAGAACAACATTTATATGAAAATATAATTATAGAATCTTTAAAGATGTATGGGCAAGATGTTTATTATCTTCCACGAACTATTGTAAATGAAAATAGAATATTTGGTGAAGACGTTCCGTCTAAATTTAATAACTCTTACAAGATTGAGATGTACATTGAAAACGCAGAAGGATTTGACGGAGAAGGAGATTTATTCTCTAAGTTCGGTGTTGAGATACGAGACGAAGCTACTTTTATCGTCGCTCGCAAACGTTGGAATACTACGGTTGGTCGCGTTGATAACCAAATAGACGGCGAAAGACCGAGAGAAGGAGATTTGATTTTTCTTCCATTGTCTAATTCATTATTTGAGGTTATGCATGTTGAACATGAGCAGCCATTCTATCAATTGGCTAACTTACCGACATTTAAAATGCGTTGTCAATTATTTGAATATAGCGACGAAGATTTAGATACTGATATATCTTCAATTGATAGCATAGAACAAAACAACGCTTACGAATTCGATATGGTGTTATCAGGAATATCTGGTGCCTTTGAAGTAGGTGAGCGTGTTGAGCAGACTTTATTAGATGGTACAGTATTAAGTGCTGAAGTATCTAAATGGGTATCAGATATTAATACTCTTTCTGTCGTACATCTAGGTGGAAATGATGGTAAATTCCATTTGCCGTCGACAGGAAGAACATTTACTGGTCAAGAATCAAATGCTAGTGGCACAGTTTCTTCTGTAGTAGAAGACAATCAACTAAGTGCAAATGAACAAAATAACGATTTTGACGGATTAGATTTTATAGACTTTAGTGAGACAAATCCATTTGGAGATCCTGAATAATGTTTGGCAATTATTATTATCATCAACGTATACGAAAAGCAGTTGCAACATTTGGTGCTATGTTTAATGACATATATGTTCTTCGTAAAGATTCAAGTGGTGGAGTTATTAGTACACAGAAGGTTCCATTATCCTATGGTCCGCGTTCTAAGTTTTTAGATAGAATCAGAGAATTTCCTGATCTACAAGAAGATACAAAGGTAGCTATTAAACTTCCTAGACTTTCTTTTGAAATTACAAATATTTCATACGATCCTGCAAGGCAATTACCGAAAGTAAATCAAACCCTTCAGGCAGTACCAGGTTCTGTTTTAACTAGAAGTAAAATACAGCAAGGTGTTCCATATATTCTTAGCTTTCAATTAAGCGCGTACGCTAAAAATCAAGATGACGCGTTGCAGATCGTAGAGCAGGTTATACCATATTTTAATCCTCAATATACATTAACGATTCAACCATTTGAAGATTTTAGTACAATAAAGGAAGATGTTCCTATTATTTTAACTGGCGTAGTACTTAATGATGAATATGAAGGCGCTATGGAATCAAGGCGTACCATTGTTTATACAATGGACTTTGATATGCACGTTATTTTCCATGGACCGATAACATCTAGTGGTATTATTCGTAGTGCTATTACAGATATACTAAATGCTGATGCCGGCCTAAATGATTCGGACATACCATTAGAAAGAATAATAGTAACACCAAACCCGGCTGACGCCGGTCCGGATAGTGACTTCGGATTTTCAACAAATATATCAGGAATTGACAGTGCATTATGATGGATTCACACACAGCTAATAATGACTTTGAGTATGCTCGGCAGATATATCATGATCTGTTAGCTAAAGGATCTGAGTCAATGGAAGAAATGATGGAGGTTGCCCGAGCAACTGAACATCCTCGTGCCTTTGAAGTTTTGTCTAATATGATGAAAAATATAGCAGACATCAATGGTAATCTTATGGATATGCATAAGAAGAAAAAAGACTTTGAACAAAGTGAACAAAAGGCGTTGCCTCAAGGGCAAACGACCAATAATGTTTTTGTTGGATCTACATCAGATTTACAACGTATGTTACAGAATGAAATGATAGATGTTACTCCAAAAGAATGACACATACCTAGGCAATCCTAATGTAAAACGAGATGGAATAGTAGCTCAATGGACAAATGAAGAAGTCCTTGAGTATGCTCGTTGTATGAAGGATCCAGCATATTTTGCTATAACATATTGTAAAATTATTTCCCTTGACGAGGGATTAGTTCCATTTGAGCTATATCCATATCAAGAGAAAATGTTTAGTGAGTTTAACTCAAATAGATTTAATATCGTATTAGCGTGTCGACAGTCTGGTAAATCCATATCTTCTGTTGCGTATCTTTTATGGTATGCGCTATTTCATTCAGAAAAAACTATTGCGGTAATGGCGAACAAAGGTGCTACGGCACGTGAGATGCTTGGGCGCATTACGCTTATGCTAGAAAATTTACCTTTCTTCTTGCAGCCTGGCTGTAAGGCTTTGAATAAGGGTTCAATCGAGTTTTCAAATAATTCGCGTATCGTTGCGGCTGCAACATCTGGATCTTCGATTCGAGGTATGTCTGTGTCGTTATTGTATTTAGACGAGTTTGCGTTTGTTGAAAATGATGCTCAGTTTTATACATCGACTTATCCGGTTGTTTCATCTGGTAAAGATACAAAGATTATTATTACCTCAACCGCAAATGGTATTGGTAATGTATTTCATAAGATATGGGAAGGGGCTTCTCAGGGCGTAAACGACTTTAAGCCTTTTCGCGTTGATTGGTGGGATGTTCCCGGCAGAGATGAGAAATGGAAAACCCAGACAGTAGCAAATACGTCTCAGCTACAATTTGACCAAGAGTTCGGTAATACATTTTTTGGCACCGGTGATACGTTAATTAACGCAGAAACTCTATTAAAGCTTCGAATGAAAAATCCTGTGCGCTTCCTGGAAGGAGGCGACCTTAAAATATATGAAGAAACACAAAGCGGACATGAGTATATCATGCTAGTAGATGTTTCAAAAGGAAGAGGACAGGATTATTCTACATTTAATTTAATCGACATAAGCTCTAGACCTTTTAAACAGGTGGCCGTATATCGCAATAATACTATCTCTCCATTACTCTTCCCTAATATTATATATAAGTGGGCTAATTCCTATAATAAAGCATATGTCGTAATTGAATCAAATGATCAAGGTTCTCTTGTGACAAATGGTCTTTATCATGATTTAGAATATGAAAATATGCACGTCGAATCTGCAATTAAAGCAAATGCATTAGGCGTAGAGATGACCCGTAAAGTTAAAAGACTTGGATGTTCATCGTTTAAAGATATATTAGAAAATAATAAGTTAGACATTGTTGATGACGATACTATATTAGAAATATCTACATTTGTTGCTAAAGGTGTTTCTTATGAAGCTTCTAGCGGCAACCATGACGATCTAGTTATGAATTTAGTAATGCTAGGTTATTTTATATCAACGCAGTACTTCTCAGACATGACCGATATTAATTTAAAAGAAATGATGTTCAAAAATAAGATGAAAGAAATTGAGGACGATATACCGCCTTTTGGATTTATAGATGACGGTCTAGATGGTATACCATCGGAAGAAGAACGTGAAGGCAGACAGTGGGCTATAGAATATTTGCCAGATATTTAAATATTATAAATAACAGTAATTGACAAACTTCGTATTATGGACCCGCATATAATTTAAATTTTCGAGAGGAAAAAATCATGGCATTTTCAGAATCTCCGGCAATTACGGTAAGAGAGGTCGACGCATCTGGTGTAGTGCCAGCGGTTTCTTCTTCTACTGGCGCACTTGTTGGTAATTTCAGATGGGGCCCTGTGGATCAAGCAACGCTCATTTCAAATGAAGCCGAACTAGCTGATACATTTGGCACGCCTACATCTGCAAATGCTGTTGACTATCATTCAGCAGCGTACTTCTTAAAGTACACAAATGCTCTTCAAGTAGTTCGTGTATTAGGCGATAGCGATGGCTTTAACGCTTATGCTCACACTGAAGCAGCAAACGGTTTAAACGTTAGAATCAAAGACAATGATGACTGGGATAATGCTCTAGCTTCATTTGATTCCGACCAACATACTTTTATAGCTAAATGGCCAGGCGAACTAGGCAACAGCTTGAGAGTATCCCTTTGTCCACAACAAGGAGCTGACTCAGCTTATAACAACTGGACATATAAAGATAACTTCGATGCAGCGCCAGGAACTTCCGGTTATGCTGAAGGAGTAACAGCTACTAACGATGAAGTGCACGTTGCAATCGTTGATAACGGTGGTAAGTTTAGTGGAACAAAAGGAACTATCTTAGAAACGTTCCCATTTGTATCATTAGCATCAAACGCTAAAACTTCAGACGGATCTACAAACTTTGTAAGAGACGTAATTAACAGAAAATCAGAATATATTTGGATGGCCGGATTTGATTCTGATTATACAGCAGCAAACGCAGGTGTTGATGCCGATACTGGTAAAGATTACCAGCTTTCAGCTCCAGTACTAGCTGCTAAAAACTACGACCTAGATTCAGGCGATGAGTCAACAAACATGGACGTAGGAGATTATATTGCAGGCTTTGATAATTTTGAAGACAAAGATAATATCCAAGTGGATCTTATGATTGCTCCTCAGATGAATTCTAGAACTGATACAACTACGATCGTTAATGATCTTGTAAGTATTGCTCAAGGTCAACGTAAAGACTGCGTAGTTGTTGCTTCACCTGCAAGAAGCGATATTGTAGGCGTTAACGCAACAGCAGCTAATACTAACGCTGTTACAACCGCTGCAACTTTCACGTCGTCTTCCTACTTGGTAGTTGATAATAACTTCCTTAAAGTGTACGATAAATATAACGATGAGTTTATCTTTCTTCCGGCAAACTCTTCAACCGCAGGTATCATGGCCGCAACCGATGTAACGGCTGCAACATGGTTCTCACCAGCTGGTCCACGTCGTGGTCAATATCTCGGTGTAACAGGACTTGCATACTCTCCTAACAAAGCTCAGAGAGATGTGCTATATCGTAACGGTGTAAATCCGATTGCGAATATTCCTGGCCAAGGGTTGTTGCTATTTGGCGATAAAACAAAACTTGCAAGACCTTCAGCATTCGATCGTATTAACGTACGTCGTTTGTTCTTGACTATCGAAAGAGCAATTGCAATTGCAGCTAGAAACGTAATGTTCGAATTCAACGATGAATTTACAAGAGCAGAATTCGTTGGTGTTGTAGAGCCATTCTTGAGAGACATCAAGGGTCGTCGTGGTATAACAGACTTCCGAGTGGTTTGTGACGAAACAAACAACACGGGTGCAGTTATAGATAGAAATGAATTTGTTGCTACGGTCCTCGTTAAACCCGCACGTTCAATTAACTTTGTTACTCTTAACTTTGTTGCTGTACGTACTGGTGTTGATTTCGCAGAAATCGCAGGGGTGTAAGGAGGTAAAAAATGGCTATTTTAGGTGTAGACGATTTTAAAGCAAAACTAGCTGGTGGCGGTGCCCGCCCCAACTTATTTAAGGTAACATTAGGATTTCCAGCATATGCTGAGGGTGATGTTGAGTTAACATCGTTCATGTGTAGAACAGGACAACTTCCTGGTTCAACCATACCAGCAATGCCGGTTGCATTCCGTGGTCGTCAGTTGCAAATGGCTGGTGACCGTGTTTTCGAACCATGGACAACTACTATCATTAATGATACAAACTTCACGATTCGAAACTCAATGGAACGCTGGATGAATGGGATTAACGCTCATTCGCTTAACACTGGTTTAAGAAACCCTACAGAATATCAAGCAGATCTACAAGTTGATCAGCTAGATAAAGACGAAACGGTTCTTAAAACGTATAAATTTGTTGCTGCCTTCCCGACAGCAATTTCTCCAATCGATCTTGCATACGACGCGAATGATCAGATTGAAGAATTCCAAGTAGAATTTACGTACCAGTACTGGACATCCAATACTACCACATAATTGAAAATTAGAAGGAGGGGCATCATTGCCCCTCCGTATTCTATTAGGATAAACTATGGCCGATAATAACGCATTAAAAATATTTGGCTTCGAAATTCGAAGAGCAAATAAAAAAGAAGAAGACAAGAAGCTACAGTCTATTGTACCTCGTCAAGACGACGATGGTGCTGGATATGTTACTGCTTCTGGTTCTCATTATGGTCAGTATATTAATATTGATGGAGATGATTCCAAAGACAATCATCAAATGATTATGAAATACCGTGGTGTATCAACTCATCCAGAAGTTGATGCCGCAATCGAAGATATTATTAACGAATCTATTTCAGCGTCAGAGAACGAACAAGCAGTTAAAGTTACGCTTGATAAGGTTGAAGTATCAGATCAGATTAAAAAAGGAATTACCGAAGAGTTCGACAATATTATTTCTATGTTGGACTTTGCCAATAACGGCCACGATATGTTTAAGCGTTGGTACATTGATGGCAGATTATATCATCACCTTGTTGTAAATGAATCTAATATTAAAGCAGGTATTCAGGAAATCCGTCCTATCGATTCTGCGAAGGTTCGTAAAGTTAAACAAGTAAAGAAAAAGAAAGATCCCGTCACTGGAGCTATGATAGTAGAAAGTGTTGATGAATATTACATTTATCAGGAAAAACCTGGAAGTCAAACATCAGGGGTAAAACTATCTAATGACTCAGTGAGTTATGTTACATCTGGACTTCTGTCAGCTGACAGAAAGAAAGTCGTATCGCATTTACATAAAGCACTGAAGCCAATCAATCAGCTTCGAATGATGGAAGACTCACTGGTCATCTACCGGCTTGCACGGGCGCCTGAGAGGCGAATATTCTATATTGACGTGGGTAACTTACCACGTGGTAAATCAGAACAATATATGAAAGACATTATGGCTCGTTACCGTAATAAGCTTGTATATGATGCAGACACAGGACAAATACGAGATGATCGCAAACATATGTCAATGCTTGAGGATTTTTGGTTGCCGCGGCGCGAAGGCGGTAGAGGCACTGAGATATCTACCTTACCAGGAGGTGAAAACCTCGGGCAGATTGATGACATCGTATACTTCCAAAAACGTCTTTACAGATCGCTTAACGTTCCTATAGCTAGACTTGAACAAGAACAGCAATTTAGCCTAGGTAGATCTACAGAGATAAGTAGAGATGAATTAAAATTTCAGAAGTTTATTGATAGACTTCGTAGACGTTTCTCAATGTTATTCTTAGAGATTCTAAAGAAACAACTTGTGATGAAAGGTTTAATTACTGAAGAAGATTGGAGTGAGTGGAAAAATGATCTAGTCATTGATTACACTAGAGACAATCATTTTACAGAGTTAAAAGATGCTGAACTACTAAGAGAAAGATTGCAAACTTTAGATCAAGTAAGCCAATACGTTGGAGATTACTTCTCAAAAGAGTGGGTAATGAAAAACGTATTACAATTTGATGACGACGATATTAAACAAGTTTCACAGCAATCTGATGAAGAACAACCTACAGACAATCAACAAAATATTCCGGATGAAGAATAGTTTTATTATAAATAATAGGAAATGGAGTTATTATGGAAAACATTGAGCAATTGATACAGCAAGCTGCAGATAAAGACTACAGCGCGGCTAATACTACATTTGTAGATATTATGAATCAAAAAATGAGCGACACTTTAGAACAAGAAAAAATTAAAGTATCTGCTGAAATATATAATGGAATGGAAGAAGATGAAGAACAGTTAGAATTAGATTTTGAAGACGATGAGTCTGAAGAGGATGACGTAGATGTTGACGACGACGATGATACAGACGACTCCGATGAAGACACTGAAGAATCTTAGAGAAGCAGTTACAAAAGAACGTACAGTATATAAACGAAAATATATGGGGTTTAAACTAGAAATCATACAGAGGTATGAAAAGTTTGAAGCATATGTTGACGGTGAGAAATTAGACACTTATGACACGAAAGCACATGCGCAAAAGATGCTCATGCAATTCGTTAGGGAAGTAGATTAATGAAGCTTATTGCTGAATATACAGAACAAAATATTAACTGCTTGGTAGAAGCCAAGGAGGACGGTAGTAAGAATTATACTATCGAAGGCGTATTCGCACAAGCTGAACAAAAGAATAGAAATGGACGTATATATCCGCGGAACATTATGGAAGCTGCGGTAAAGAAATACGCCAAAGAACAAGTTGCAACTAAACGGGCTGTCGGTGAATTAAATCACCCTGACGGACCTACTGTTAACTTGGACAAAGTTTCCCATCTCATTACAGACCTTAGATTTGAGGACAACAATGTGATGGGCAAGGCAACTATATTGGACACTCCAATGGGGCAAATCGTTAAAGGTTTACTTGAAGGTGGTGTGCAACTAGGTGTCTCAACTCGTGGTATGGGTAGCCTTGAGAAACGTGGCGAAGCCATGTATGTCAAAGATGACTTTATGCTTAATACGATTGACATCGTACAAGATCCATCAGCTCCCGGAGCTTTTGTTAATGGAATTATGGAAGGCGTTGACTGGATCTGGAATAATGGCATCATTGAAGCTCAAGAAATTGAAAAAATGGAGACTGAAATTAAGAAGGCTCCACGCGCTGATCTCTATGAGACTCAGACTCGTGAGTTTAAGAATTTCCTCTCGTTACTGAAACAAGATACATATTAGGAGGTCAAACATGACTGATCAAGTAGTAGACCAGGAAGTTGAGCTCGAGGACGAGATCGAAATCGAAGAAGCTCACGATCCTAAAAATGCAGAGGCGCAATCCGTTGCTTCTGTAAAGGGTGCTGAAGGAAAAGGAAAGACTGCTAAAGAGCCAGGTGGCAAAGGCGGTCCGAAAGATCCAATGCAAAAGTTGCCAGGAACTAAAGCTGGTATGATTAGTGCAATGTACAACCATGCAAGTAAAATGAAAAAAGAAGAACTTGCAGGGATGTTCCGTAAAGTTATGGGAGAAACTGTGTTAGAAGAAGTAGAAGCTGATGATCAACCAATCGTTGAGTATCAAGCTGATTTTTCTTCAGATCTAGACGCATTAATCGAGTCTGAAGCTACTCTTTCCGAAGAGTTTAAAGCTAAAACAGCCGTAATTTTTGAAGCAGCTATTAAATCTAAATTGGCCGAAGAAATCGACCGTTTAGAGGAAAACTACGCAACTGAACTCGAAGAAGAAGTATCAGCTACTAAAGCAGATATGGTCGAGAAAGTTGACAGCTACCTCAACTATGTTGTTGAGAATTGGATGGAAGAAAATAAACTTGCTGTACAATCAGGTCTGCGTACCGAGATTGCTGAGAAGTTTATGACCTCATTGAAAGATCTGTTTACAGAATCTTACATTGAAGTTCCAGAATCTAAAGTCGACCTAGTTGACGAATTAGCCGCAGAAGTTGAAGATCTTGAAGAAGCTCTGAATACTTCTATGGCAAAAGCCATCGAAGTTTCTGAAGAACTAGAGAACATGAAGCGTAGCGAAGTAATTCGTGAAGCATCTAAAGACCTAGCAGAAACACAAGTTGAAAAACTTGCTAAGTTGGTCGGAGATATTACCTTTGAAGATGAAGATACTTTTGCAGAAAAAGTAAAAACAGTCAAAGAATCATATTTCAAGAAAGAATCCGTTGAGTCAGTAATTGACGACTCAGTTGAAGATGACGATGGTAACCTCGTCGAAGCAACTGGAACAATGGCACAATACCTCACTGCGATCCGCAAGTCGGCGCAACAATAAATTTGGGAGTCCAAACAAATGCAATCTTATGACAAACTAGTCGAAAAGTGGGCACCAGTACTTAATGAAGAATCTGCCGGTACTATTAAAGATGCTCACAGGAAATCAGTTACAGCTGCTATCCTAGAAAACCAAGAGACAGCTCTACGTGAAGAGCGTGCTCAAAACCAAGGCTTTATCACAGAAGCTGCTCCAGCCGGTGCTAACACTGGTTCAATCGGAACATGGGATCCAGTATTGATCTCATTGGTACGTCGTTCCATGCCAAATCTTATGGCATATGACGTTGCTGGCGTTCAGCCTATGTCCGGTCCAACTGGTCTCATCTTTGCGATGAAATCACGTTACGACGGTGGTGCAACTAACCAAGCTGAAGCTCTGTTCGGTGAAGCCAACATGCGTCATGCAGGTACAAAAACTGCTGCGGCTGCTGGTGCAGACGGTTCAGGCCTTGACGTAACAAATACTGGTGGCGGTGCTGCTGCTCTTACGATTGATTCTGATCGTTTGACCAACCTTGCCAACATTGGTATGACTACAGACTCTGCTGAAGCTCTTGGCGATGCTGCTAACAATGCTTTCGAACAAATGGGTTTCACCATTGAGAAAGCAACTGTGACAGCGAAATCACGTGCACTCAAAGCAGAATATACTCTGGAACTAGCACAAGACTTGAAAGCGATTCACGGTCTTGACGCTGAAACAGAGTTGGCCAACATTCTTTCAACTGAAATCTTGGCTGAAATCAACCGCGAAGTAATTCGTACAATCAACTCACAAGCCAAAACTGGTGCCCTTCAAGCTTCCACAGCTGTTAACGGTATCTTTAACATGGCATCTGATGCAGATGGCCGTTGGTCTGTTGAGAAATTCAAAGGCCTGATCGTTCAAATCGAACGTGAAGCAAACGTAATTGCAAAAGAAACACGTAGAGGAAAAGGTAACTTTATTATCTGTTCTTCAGACGTAGCTTCTGCTTTGGCTGCTTCAGGCATGTTGGATTATACTCCAGCTCTCTCCACTAACTTGAACGTAGATGACACAGGCAACACGTTTGCTGGTGTTCTTAACGGTCGCACAAGAGTCTATATTGACCCATATGCAACTGTTGACTATGTGACTGTTGGTTATAAGGGTACAAACCCATATGACGCTGGTCTCTTCTATTGTCCATACGTACCACTCACAATGGTTCGTGCGGTTGGTGAAGATAACTTCCAGCCAAAAATTGGTTTCAAAACTCGCTACGGCATGGCTTCAAACCCATTCGTCGGTGCAACACCTGCAAATGGTCTTGCTGCTGCGAAATCAAACCAGTACTACAGAATTTTCCGAGTCGACAACATTATGGCTTAAGCCTAAAGGAAAATATGAACTAAAGGGGTCGCTTTGCGGCCCCTTT